AGAGCAGAACCCATCGACGCGAACTTTTTCAGCGGACCGATAAGTCGGCCGTCGGGAAGTTTCGCGCTATCGCTACGACATGCTTCGATACAATCCCATAACCATGGGTTGGAGCGAAACATAAGACTAACAACGGACAGAGGAACTCTGTCCGAAGCGTCGTTAAGATCGATCGTTGCAAATCGACCGTCTTGCGATGACAGTAGAGCTAATCGCTGGTTGATAGACTGATCTGTGAAGTTCACATGACCAGCCACCAATCGATCAGATTCAATTCGCTCATAAAGAACGGATTGAATAGACTGTTGTGCATATTGCATGCAAACAGGCTCGATAGCTATAATGCGTGGGGATTTCAATGTCTTCGGAACGGTGATTACCCTAACCGGGCTTTCATCGTCTCGCTGGACGAACGTGACTTTCTTGATCACCTCTTCCGAATCAACGAACGCACTCAAAGAGTAAGCGTAATCGTAGAAAGGAAAATACTGGTCAAGACGCTCATACCAGTACTGCCATACATATTTGCCGTTACCGGAAATATGCTCGGCGGTGGCACCGGGACCGTGTTTTGGGACCAAGTCGCTATCAGATATATTAGATAGCATAGGAGCCCATAACACATCGGAAACAGCTGCAAAAGCAGAAAGATCTGTTCCCGCGGTGTAAGACAATTGAAAATCTCGCTCAACTTGAACGAAGTTCTCAATCGCATTCTGTGTTCGCGTGTGCGAACACGGTAAACCCACCTTTTTGAAGAGCAGACAGATCTGTCTGACCGCTTCAACGAGGGTGGGGGCGTAAGGAATTTCTTCATGTAACCTCCCAGTCTCACGGTCAAAGAGTTTCCCGATCAGTCCTTGCAAAAACGCAGGAATTGATCCCGTCTTCCGGAAATATTCGAAAGACGTTGGGGAAATAAAACCATCCGCAAGACTTTTCTCAAAGTCTTTGCAAAAGGATGGTAGGGTAATTGTCAGAAAAGACAACCCCTGCCCTTTGACCCGTGACTGAATAGTCTTCCAGTCACGTAAATCGGGAGACACGGCAGGACACTTGCTACAGGCGTCTAAATAGACCGCGTGTAGCACCTCTAGTAAGTCACTTACGTCGCTTTTCAAGTCTGCCTCCTCACGGGGGTCGGACTTCGAACTCGACATCAGCAGCCCACGTCTGGTTCCACCAGCGGTCACTCAACGCCAAAAGGCGCCAAACGAACTAACGAGACTTCGATGAGTCTTTCTAAGACTCAGTACCGAAGATTTTCGCTATGTTCGTATTAATCCAGGCCGTAAGGCCTGCAACGTCGTATCCAACATCGGTAGCCGTCCAGCCAAAGGCTTCGCGGTCGATGATGAATCGGTAGGTCGTATCCACTGAGTCATTAACTGACGTCACTGGATCCGCTGCTACTTTCTTCGCTATCAATTCAATGACGTGCCGAAAACGGCCGTCCTTGGTGATAGTATGGGAAACGTTGAGTTGATAGGTACGATCCGCGAGAGCGTAAGAACTTTGTAAGTTCCCAACGCTTATTCGAGGCATCGACTT